CCAAAGCTACCTCATAACGCATCTTACGATAACCAGCATACATACTGAACTCAAGCGACAACCCAGAGCGCGGATCAGTGATGATTGTTGAATCAATCGCCAAATCACCCTCTTCAGGACGTGCAGGAGCGCGTGCAGCAAGCACAATAGCTGAGCGGTTAAACGCCATATTACGTGCTGAAGTTGCAACAACAGTAATAGCCGTTGCAGAGCCAGCGATAACAGTACGAAGGCCGGGGGCCGCTAGTACAACAGTACCGCCACCTGATACGTCAGCATCACCAGTTGTTACCATATACTTCTCACTATCACCTGCAAAACTAATGAAGTCACCAGCCAGAATTGCACCTGTACCAGCAGAAGCTAGAGTGATGGTAACAGCGCCAACAGCGTAACCAGCCGTATCAGTGGTTGCGCTTGATGCTGTACCAGCAGTGCCGGTGACAATCTGTGCAGATTCACGGATAGGCATACCAGCGAGATCCAGCAACACACCTTGACGCAGCATTGAATCAGTACCAGCAGCATTAACCGCTGACTGCTTGCCAAGGAAGTTAGCACCAGCAGAAGTATTGATTACCAGTTGATTATCAGTTGGTGCAGCGCCATTGTCTTTCAGAATCTTCAGGACATTAGAAGCGTCTGTATAGTCATTAGCAGTACCAAAAGGAGTAGTTCCGGCTGTACCGTATGCGCGTGAACAAGTTGATTGCAATGCAGCAAGATCAACCTCAACCTCGTTTGTCAGAGTACGTATAGCCTGAGCAATCTTACCGGCGCGGTGGTTCATATAACCAACACCAGTATTCAACGCTTTCTGATCATTACCATTAAAGCCAAATGAAGCAGCTCGCTCTTTAGTGATCTGGATAGTAGTTGCAGTTGACGTTAGGCCAGTTGGATCAGGTACAACCATTGCTGGAGTGATATCACCAGCAGCGATAGTTGGTGCAATATCAACCTGAATATTTTGATCTTTCGCAGCACGATCAGCAGAAGCAGCCATAGAGACTGCTGGAATCATTCCTGTCAGCTCTCGTGAGACAACATCAAGCGCCTCATAGATATCAGGGATGATTGCGGTTAGTGTATTTTCAGCCATTGTGTAATTCCTCTATATTTCAAGTTTTCCCCCGTCTTTCATAAATTTAGACTGGGAGATTGGATCAAGCGCATCAAAATCAGCGCGTTTCATAATTTTAACGGCACCGCCGCTACTTGATCCACCCGAGGCACTGCCGCCAGAGGATTGTCTGCCTTTGATTAGCGAAGCATAACGGGAACTTCCCGCGAACTCATTTGCTAAATCATCAAGACTTGAAACAGTTAAACTACCTGTCTCATCAACAACTTTAATACTACCTTCAGCAAATTTCAAGCGTCTAGTAATAAATTCAGATAATAATTCGATATTCGCGCCTTCTGCGAGATTACTTGCAATTCGCATCGCGGCACCATTTATCTCCTTACTCTCTATGGAAGATTGTAGACCCGTTAATTGCTGAGTCAATGATTCGCGTTCAACTTCACTAGATTTAAATAGCTGCTCATAGTTACCATCGGCCTCAGCTTTAGCTCTTTGTGCGTCCCTTGCTGCTCTTTCTTGTTCTTTTTTGTGTTTGTTGGCTTCTGTAATCTTGCCATTCAAACGGTCGTTCTCTTGCTGTAGTGTGGTTTGACTCTCGCCAAGCGCAGCAATCTGTGCCTGTAACTCGGCAACCGTTGGCTCACTACCACCACCAGCGCCACCACCCTCACCACCATCATCTCCAGCCTCATCAAAATATCCACGGTTCAAACGTACAAACATCATCATCTCCTTTGAGTCACTGACTCTTTATGTGGCACTGCCACGTTACATATCCGCAAAAACAAACGGATTCATTCTCTCTAATTCTCTTAATGTGTAAACGCGCCCAGTAGGATCAACGAATTTGTCTATAGATAATTTGCCAGCGCGGAATAATTTAGATCTCTCAGCGCCTAGAGCCTCATCAACAAACTCTCTTGGCTGTGTTTTCAACCATGTTCCGTAGGATTTATTGGCAGATACAGGCTTTCCACCGCTCGCGCCTTTTGATGCTCTTTGCCCCGTTACCTTTGCGCCGAGATTGTATTTAGGATTAACCACTGGAATAGTTGTGCTGCGGCAGCCAAAATGAGCAGGAGGCATAGGGTCAATACCAATATTCGTATAAACCTTATTATCTCTACTCATGCAGATTAGTGTGGTGCGATTATCTAAGGTTGAAACCCACCGATACCCATCCAACACATCATCATTCTGTTCATATACTGCTTTACGTGCAACATTTGATGTGTGGTTGGTGATTGTGCGAACCAGAGTGTCTAGTTGCCGTCTATGCAGCGTGGTCATTAACTGACCAACCTTTCTGGAGATGTCTGGAGTGGTATCACCCATAACCACGCTATCAGTTATAACCTGTTTTACCTGTTCAGCCTTCTTTACCCCGTATTGAGCTAGAGCATCATCTATGGATATTGCATTCATGCCAACAGGCGCTGCCATAGGAGCCTCTTCTACAGCAGCAATAAGTGCTGAATCAGGAGGTAGGATGAAATCAAAAGAGGTTGCCTTGCTGAATAAATCAACAGCAAACGCACCCTCTGAAGCACTCAAACTATGAGCGCCAGCTTTTATTTGTTGAGTTAGCGGAGTAAACGACTGATAGTAGAGCTGGTCTATATCGTCAAGAATGATTGATAATCGGTTGCGTTGGAACTCTGTTGGCTCTTGTGACAGTCGGGCGTTTATGTCCCTGCGTAACCTGTTTAGAGTTTTGATGGCCTTCTTAGACTCGCCACCCGCATAACGCTGAAGAAATACGGCATGGCGAGTTGATGCGTCAATAAGAAATTGGTTTGTACTCATTTTTTACGCTTTCGTTTTCGCTTGTTACGGGCATTCTTGATCTGCGATTGATTAACCTACCGACTGTTTTCAGCTATTAACTGCCTAAACCTCAAGAATATCAAATCAATATCAATTCCTAGTTGTGGATGAACAGCCATTAAAAGCCTGTAATGTCTTCAGCTTCACCCTCAATGTCTTCATCTGTACGCCCTGCCTCAATCAATCCACCCTTACGCAGATTAGTACGCAGATCAGTATCAGCGATTACTCCACGATCTACTAATTGAATCTGAGCCATGATCGACTGCGGATCTATAGTAGCATCGTAGAATTCACGGTTAATTTTGTATGTCACTTCTTCAGATGACCCCATGAACTCACCAGCCCATCCCATACACTGAATCAATGCAGATTCTGAATTGCCAACAACTAACCCCAGCAAAGAATTCTGACCACTGTAACGAATACGTGCAGCCTCTGCCGTCTCTACGCCTTTGTTATCCATGATAAGACGTGCGCCAAGCATTACCATCTGCGCTTCTTTCATCTCCATTCCGCGCTCTGGCATCTGGTTTGGATTAGCCTGAATTAAACCTGCATTACCTCCTTCTGGAAGCAGCAACATTTGCCGACTACCAATAACAACACCACCCTTCAGAACTCCATCAACCCAAGACTGGGACAGTCCGGTTACGAACGGGGTTGGCTGACCAACCATAAAACTTGAATCCTCATAGTCAGCAGAGTTTCGATAGTGCGCCACATTAACCTCTGCAATATCTATCAATGGTGCTTTATCTACAGATTCGTCATTGTTCTGAGCGCCGACAAAGGCAAACGGTATTGTGTCCCACCGACCGCCATCGGACTTCCTTGGCTCAATCTCTTCAGTTATAGCCTCACCATCTTTATTGTAGGTTTGTACGGTGTAATAGCCGTCTGTCAGGCGTAAAACACGGTATTGGTCCTCTACTTGCGACATAAAGCCATCGGCTGCAATCACCTCATTCTGCTCAAGCAGCACCACCAAAGATAATTTCTTTACACCGCCGATCATTTCAGTACGCCAATTAATAACGCTCTTCGCCTGATATGCGAGGATATTAGCTCGCAGATTCAAAGCGACTTCATCAGCTCTAGTTACAGCACCAGCAGCCGTTGGATAGTCAACCAGCAAACCATATCGCCCTGCTTCTAACGTCTCTCCAATAACGTCACGCGTTAGCTGATCAAGTGTAAGGCCGCTGCCATTAGCATTCTCAAAAAGGTATTCAATGGCTTGTGGTAGGTCACCATCTGTATCTTTGCGGAAAACCAACCCTAATAAACCTGTTTTGGTGTGACCAGTGAAGTTCACAAAGTTTGCCCGCTCTTTGTATGTATTATAGCGGTCAGTATTCTCTGCACTTGTGTCGTTAGGGTTAGGCTTGGGGAGGTATGTCGTCCCTTTACTCTTAACCTCTTTCGCACCCTCAATACAATCGCTGACCAATGTCCAGCCATCTAAATTCTTTCTATATTCTGCATTAGGGTCATTTACTGGCATTTTCTTATCTCGCAAAGGTCAATTTAAGTTTGGCGGCTGGCTTATCAATCGGCATTTCAAAAGCTATAGGATATGTTGCAGCATCAGGCAAATGGTCAAGGTTTGACTTCTTATCAGGCTCCCCATTGCCATCATAGGCCAACTGTTCTAAGCACTTTGCCGATTCTGGACAATTCCTTTGATTAATCATAACACGTTTATTCTGAAATGCTTTATTGGAAGCTAAAACACGATCTTTTACAAATGGATTGGATTTATTCGCATAGACTGCAAACCCTGCCATTTCTAATAGTGCTATATCTGAGGTTGAA